CTCAAGTATCCCCGAGCTTGGTTTTATTCTACGGTGTCTCGATGTGGTTGAAATTACTAGAGCGGATTTCCAGGATTGGAAATTAAATAATGTTACTAAAGCTTTTATGTTAGCAGCGGAACAGCGGATTGACGACTGTAAAGAAATGTTAGCTAGTAGTGCTGGTGTAGATACGATCAATGATCGTTTTCTTGTAGGTATGATTCATGCCTACCGTGAGATGCAAGATTTTCGAGTGGAAGATATTTAATATATGGCAATTAGATTACTGTTACATCATTTGTTAGTAGATCCTGATAAGAAGGAAACTGTTTCTCCTGGAGGTATTGTTATACCAGATCAGATTTTAGAGAAAGAACGTAAAGCTGTAGAATATGGTGTGGTTGTCCAGGTTGGACCTACTGCATATTTAGATCATGGACGTGACCCTTCTATTATAAAAATTGGTGATCGAGTATGTCTGAATAGATATTCAGGTAAAGAAGTTTTGGATAATGACGATAAGAAGTATTTAATTATAAACGATAGTGACATTCTTTGTGTCATCGAGTAAGGATAAAAAATGAGTGAAGACATTCAACAAGAAGTAAGTGAAGTCGTAGAACAACAAACTCCCGAAGTTGAAGATTCTTATGAATTAGAAGCACGGGAACAAGGCTGGAAACCTAAAGAAGAATATCAGGGTGATCCTGATAAATGGAAACCAGCAAAAGAATTTGTAGAACGTGGTGAGTTATTTAAGAAGATTGACTCTATGGGTAAAGAACTTAAAGAAACCCGTCGTGCTCTACAAATGCTGAAAGAACATCATACTAAAGTAAAAGAAACTGAATATGCAAAGGCGGTTGTTGAATTAAAATCGTTACAAAAGAAACATCTTGAAGAAGGTAATTCTGATGGTTATCTAGAGACTACTGAATTACTTACTGATCTTAAAGCGGAGCAGAAAGCACGTGAAGTTGTAGAATCTGTTACACCTGCACAACCAGATCCACGATTTATTTCATGGGTTGAGGATAATAAATGGTATAACAATAACCCTGAAATGCGTCAGTACGCTGATTCTATTGGTATGGGTTATGCCTCTACACACCGTAATGTTTCTCCAGAAGATGTTTTGATTTATGTAACTAAAGAAGTTAAAGAACGATTCAAGGATAAATTTGTTAATCCTAATCGCTCTAAAACAACCGCAGTTGGATCTTCTAATACTTCTAGTAATGCTTCAAACAAACACGAAATTGATCTTACTGATGACGAACGTCGAGTTATGAATACATTCATCAGGAATAACGTCCTTACAAAAGAGGCGTATATTGCAGAAGTTAAAAGAATGAGGGGTGTCTAAGATGACCATAAAAGAAACAAATAAACGAGTAGTTCGTAAACCTTTGTCACAACAAGGCCCACAATCAATCATCGGGGATAAAGATCCCAACTTTCATTATAGGTTTGTGAACGATGTTGGTAGTAGGGTATATAATTTTCAACAAGCTGGTTATGAGCTTGTTACCGATGAAAACTTAGTAGTCGGTGATTCTCGTGTTTCAGATGCGTCTAATCTTGGATCTGCCCATCGTGTAGTTGGGGATGGTGGAACCGTTTCGGTACTTATGCGAATAAAGAAAGAATGGTTTGATGAAGATCAAGCTAAAAAAGCTGCTCATGTGGATGAGCAAGAACAGGCCATGAAACAGAATGCTTCTAAGGAATTCACAGGGAGTATCAAAATTTCCTAATTCCGTAGAAGTTTAATCTTTTATGGAGATTTTATGGCTAATACGTCTAAAATTAATGGGTTTAAACCCGTAAAACATTTAAATGGTTCTGCTTATAATGGGAAAGCTAATTTATATGAAGTTCCTGCGGGTGAAGCTGTCCCCGTATTTATTGGAGATTTGGTTAAACTCTCCGATTCGGCGGGTACTACTGTATACCCGACTTGTGAAGCAGTTGTAGGTGCCTCGGCACAGATTGCTGCTGGTCCTATCCTTGGTGCTGTTGTTGGTATCGTTAATGTAAAAACTGATCCAACTAATGGCATTATGTCGACTGGTTCTATCAGTCTTGATACTCCGGTCTATCGTCCTGCTTCAACCAAGCAATTTGTTTTGGTCGCTGATGCTGATGATATTATTTACGAAGCTGAAGCTGATGCGTCCGTCGCGGCTGCCTCTATTGGTCTTAACGTGGGTGTTGGTGCTTCTGCCCATACTAATCCGCTGTTGACTGGTGCTTCGCCTATGTATGTATATTCGACTACCGCCCCTGATACTACCTCGACTCGTCCGTTGCAGATCGTTGGTATTGTTAATCGCCCCGATAATGAAATTGGTGCATTCAGTAAAGTTCTTGTTCGCATTAACGTCCATTCGTATGGTAGCGTTGGTGTGGCCGGCGTCTAATTTAAAGGAGATAAATTATGGGTGTTATTACTTCTAGCTCCTTTGCCAAACTGTTGTGGCCGGGCCTCAATGCGATTTATGGTAAAGAATATGCTGACTATCCTGTAGAATGGGATCAACTGTTTGAAAAGAATACTTCGGACAAAGCTTACGAAGAAGATTTAGGAATGAGTTCCTTTGGTCTTGCTTCGGTTAAAGCGGAAGGTGCTCCGATCACTTACGATACTGAACGTCAAGGCTTCACGTCTCGGTACAACCATATTGTGTATGCACTTGGTTTTATCATCACTCGTGAAATCTACGAAGATGACCAGTATAGTAAAGTTGGTGCTCAGAAAGCTAAAGCTCTTGCTCGTTCACTTCGTCAGACTAAGGAAATCGTAGCGGCTAACGTCTACAACCGTGCGTTCACTGCTGGTTATACTGGTGGTGATGGTATTGTTCTTTGTTCTACTGCTCACTTGAATGTGGCTGGTGGTACTTATAGTAACAAGATTGCTACTGATGCGGACTTGTCGGAAGCTGCTCTTGAACAGGCTGTTATTGATATTGCTGGTTATCGTGATGATCGTGGTCTGTTGATCGCTGCTCGTCCTGAAGCTCTGATTATTCCTTATCAACTTCAGTTTGAAGCCAAGCGTATCTTGAATGCTGATGGACGTGTTGGTACTGACTTGAATGATCCGAACGTACTCAAGCAATCGAGTATCTTTAGTAAGGTTATTGTTAACCACTATCTGAATAGCACTGGTAATGATGACTGGTTCATTCGTACCAATGTTAAAGATGGTCTCAAGTATTTTGAACGTCGTGGCGATCAGTTTGAAATGGATAATGATTTCGATACTGAGAATGCTAAGTTCAAGGCAACTGCTCGTTACTCGTTTGGTTGGTCGGATCCGCGTGCTATCTACGGTTCGCAGGGCGCTTAATAGTTAAACAATATATAGGGGCCTTGTGCCCCTATCTTAGAAAGGAATTATTATGCCTCAACCGATTTTAGGACCCGCCGGGGTAACTGTACAAACTCCACCTTCTTTTAAAATTTATCAGAAAGTGGCACAATTGGATACCAGTGCAGGCGATGCTACAGGTTTCTTAGCGTTTGTTTTACCTAAGGGTTGTATTCCTGCTTCTATTTTTGTTGCTTCTAGTGGTGCTAATGTTGCACAAACTATCAACTTAGGTAGTACATTAGGAGGTACTCAATTAGTAAATGCTGTTACTTGTAATGGTGCTCAGTTTGCTACAGTTGGTACTGCTGTAGGTGCTCTATTTGGTACTTTACTTACTGCGGATACGCCTATTTATGCTAAAGCTTCAGCACAACTTACAAACCCAGTTAAAATAATTGTGCGTTATTATTTTCCCCAACAGGGAATGACTTGGTAACAACCCCAAAGATGGGATTAAGACTAATACTCTTAGTCCCATTTTTTTATAAGGTTTATTTATGACACCACAAGTAATCAGTTTAAGTGCTGCGGGTTCCACTGCTTGGATACCAGTAGACTACAAACAAAATCCTTTTAATATTGATATTGCTGTGGTTCTCAGCAATACACCTAGTTTAACTTATAAAGTCGAATATACTTTAGATGATATTTTTAATCCTGCTATTACACCTACAGCTTTTACACATGCAACTTTAACAGGTTTAACTACAAATAGTACAGGTATTATTACTTCTCCTGTTAGAGCTATTCGTTTAACTGTTACTGCTTG